TAACTAACAACAAGTATTAAATAACAATAAATACTAACTAACAACAAGTCCTACTTCTCTTAATAAATAAAAGAGAAAAATTTCAAATTTAGGACTTTGCAAAAATAGGAAAGGAGCAAACATGAAGCAATTAAAACTAAGTATTAAACCCAAAAAAGAACCTACTGAGGGTCAATGTTTACATTCGTCAGGTTATTCAGTAAAAATCAATGACTGGGAGTTTGGCCGAGGGGTGATTGATTTTAAACTAGAAATGCCTGCGGATAAGAAACCAAAAATCACTATCACGGCAATTCCAGACATTATGGAAATTGATGCGACAGTGATTGCTGAAATTCAGAAATTACAATCTGAAAGCGATATAGAATCCTGAGAAATCTTCCTCAAGATGTCCTGAAATTTGACCAGTTGAGATTAGTTTCTTAGCGGTATCTCTAAAATCATCTTGATCAAACTCTTCAGAACGGAAATCATGAGAAGTGCCTACTGGGACAGTCGGTTCCAGCTTAGCAAACTCTAGGATTTTATCAGCTATATTTTTATCAAATGTCATCTTTAATCCTCCTTTCTGGTTTCATTATAGCAGAAAAGAGGATAGCAAAAAAGCCCACTGATAAAGTCAGGGGCTCACTAAAAACACTAAGTAAATTATACCACATAATGAAAGAACTGAACAGTACACAACGACTATTAGTAAAGAACTGGCAAAGAAAATACTATCAACTAAGCGATATTTTAATTAATAGTTTGGTAGGGTTAACAGTTATTGACACTCTCGCAATTTTAGCAATTGCTAGAAAGGAAAGAAAATGGTTAAAGAGCATTACACAGTAACGCACACAATGGCAGACGGAACCAAAAGAGACAGTATTGCCGGATATGTTATCCCTGACGATAACCCAGTATATGAGCTTTTTAGAAAAGTAAATGAGCGTAGATTGGAGCCTAACGGCACTAACTAATAATAACTACTAACAAACAACAAACTCATACTTATAGATAATAAGGGAATTACAGAGTTTTTACAGGAGGAGGAAAATGGCAAGTTTAACTTTCCCAGAGTTGCAACAAAAAATGCAATTAGAAAAAAAGAAATCAAAAGATGTAAAGTACGCATTTAGAAATGCCGAGGACATCTATACAACTTTCAAAGAGCTAAAAAGCGATTGGTCTGTAATCGTAACTGATGAACTCATTGAGCTTGTTGGAAAAATCTTTGTAAAAGCAACAGCCGTAGCTTTTAATGATGAGACAGACGAGAGGTACCAATCAACAGCATACGCTGAAATGAGTCCAGTTCCAGTATTTAATACCCAAAAAGGACAGATTAAACAAATGCAAGATCCGCAATGGACAGGTGCAGTCAGCTCTTATGCTCGAAAATATGCCTTGCAGGGGTTGTTTGCGATTGGTGAAAAAGATATTGATGAGTATCCAGTAGAAGAAAGCCAAGAACAAGGGCAAACTAATCAGCAACAGAAACCAAACAACCAGCAAGCCCAAGAACAACAAGTGAGGTACATTGATAACATTCAGTATCAAGAAATCATCAAGAACGTTGAAGAGTTTGCGACGATTAAGGGAGCGCCATTTGATACAGTTGCAAATTTTGTATTGAGCAAGTACCAAATAGATGATTTCCACAAAGTGCCAGTTGATGGCTATAACATAGTGATGGAATATCTCACTAAACAAATTCAAAAAGCATACGAAAAACAAGGAGTATAAGACATGACTGAAAATAAAATTTATTCGCCATGGGCTTTCACAGAAAACGAAAGTCAAAAACATAAATCTAATCTTTCAGCTCTAAAAGAGTTAAAAGAGAAATATATCATCAAGGACAAATGGAATTACGACAAAATGAATGAACAAGATCAAGAAACCGTTGATGTTGTATATGGTCGAGTTGGTGGTGGTTACGGGAATTCACTGTATGAGATTTACAAGAATACCCCTAATTTATCAAAAACAGAACTTGCCTTAATTTGTGATAATGGCAATTTATGTTTTGGACATTCATCATCAGGTAGTAAAATCAAAATTTTCACAGACTAGGAGAACAAAGACATGGTAAAAGATGTAACTAATAGCTTGACAGAAATTAAGGTAGATTTCCAACCTGCAGTAATCAATGTTGATTATGATAGCGTTGAGAAACAACTTGCAGCAATCATTTCACAGTACACGGATTATGAGGTGACAGCATCCACTTACAAGGTTGATTATGATGAGCGTACACGCCTTAATAAATTAAAAGAGGCGTTGGAAACTCGACGTAAAGAAATCAAAAACAACATCAATAATCCTTACAAGGAATTTGAGAAGTGGTACAAGAAAACAGTTGAGCCATTGGATAATGTTATCTCAAACATCACAGCAGGACTTAATGCGATTGATGAACATGAACGATTGATGCGCGTGGATGTTGTCCGAGCTACCTTTGAGGATAAGTGTATGGTCGCAGGAATTGAAAAATCCACATTTGCCGACAAATACGATGTGTACAGCCTCAAGAAATATTTTAAAACAGGCAAGTATGAGCTGAAAAAGACAACAGTTGATGAAATGGATGCTTTAGTGCTTTCAGAATTTGATGCCCTGGAAGAATACAAGGCTAACAAGCAAGCTATCCAAGAGCTAGCTCAAGAGTACGATTTACCAGCTGATAGCTATATCAGACATCTTGAAGATGGTAAGAGTCTTGTTGATATTTTCAAGATGATGAAATCAGGTCGTGATGCTGAGATTGCACGCAAAGAGCAGAAAGAGGCTCAAGAAAAAGCAAAAGCTGAACGACTTGAAGAAATTGCTCAAACAGCCAAGGAAAATGCAAATGCAAATATCAAGGCTTATGATGCCGAAACAGGCGAGATTTTGGAACAGGGTACAATTACACCAGAACCACAAAACAACGTGCGAGAGGTGGCAAAATTTGAGCCTAGCGAGCCTTTAACAATTAACTTGCGTTTGACATTGCATGGTGGAAAATCTCAGCTTAATCAGTTGCAAGAATGGCTTGAGGATAACTTTATCAGTTTTGAAACTTTGGAGGGTTAGGTGGAATTTAAAAAGTATCAACTTATTTTAGAGTTTGAAGAGGCTAACAGGCCTCTCTCACAAATTGAAAAGAAAGGTCTTGCTGTCTACTCTATCGAGTATCTAAAAGCGGGGCTAGATAGCTTGGAGCGTGAATATTGCAACAGGAGGTATGCTCAATGAAATTTAATGAACTGATTGAAAATGTAAAAGGATGGTCAACAGCTAAGGAGCTTGACAAAGCAAGCCCATTATCTCAAATGCTCAAACTCAATGAAGAGTGGGGGGAGCTCAATGGTGCTACAGTACGAAAGGATAAGGAAAAGATAGCTGATAGCGTTGGCGATATGATGGTTGTCTTGACTATCCTAGCTCAACAGATGAACTTTTCTAAAATCCATTTGTCTCTCAATCCAGATGAGAACGGACAGCATAACTTTCATTATGTAGATCAGTGGTCAGTAGAGTTACTGTACTTGCACATTGCTAATGAAATTGGGTTTATTGCGCGTGGTTTGGTTGATGTTTCAACTAATACAAATCGCATTAACGCACGCACTCAAATTCAGTTAAGTAGCCGTAACATTGCTATTTATCTGATGTTTGTTGCTAAGAAATTTGATTTGACTTTGACAGAGTGCCTTGAATTGGCATGGAATGAAATCAAAGACCGTCAAGGAAAGATGGTGGATGGTGTGTTTGTTAAATCTTCTGATTTAGAGGAGGTGCAAGATGGCACAAAATAAATATTATGTATCGGCTAAACGGGATAACCTAGACTTAGGGATGGTAGTTGAGGCTGAAAATTACTATATGGCTGCTGTAAAAATGTCATCGTTACTATGGGATGAGTTTAGTCTTGATGATGTGATTGTTACAGATGTTGAGGCGATGGAGGTAAAGGATGATAAATAACGTTGTTTTAGTAGGGCGACTTACAAGAGATGCCGAACTGAGATACACGCAATCTAATATTGCGGTCGCTACGTTTACTCTTGCTGTAAATCGTCCATTTAAGAACGAGGCTGGAGAGCGTGAGGCTGATTTTATCAATTGCGTTATCTGGAGACAGTCAGCTGAAAATCTTGCTAATTGGGCTAAAAAAG